CGCAAATGACTGACTAAGATTAATCCAATGCCTGTCTCTTCTACTAATGTTCTAAGTTTACTTACAAAGTAGTCTATAAGTTTTCTCTCATCATTAGTATGCTCATCACCTAGTGCTGACAATGCCATGTGTAAATGGTCTAGTATTACCCAGTCAACATTACATGCTTTAGCTAAGTATCTTATCTTTGACAATAAGTTATCTGCTACGGTTGCACCGAAGTGATTGTATAAATAAAAATTGCCATTACCAATAGTAGAGGTAAAGGCGGTATGAAGTTGTTTCTCATCTACTCCTTCTCTTGTTAAATGTAATGGTTGTTTTAAATGTACACCCATAATACCAAGTGCACTACGTTTAACACTTTCTTCTAGTGCTATGTAACCCACTGTATATTTTTGTTCTAATAAACTAAGTGCAACATGTCTACAAAAGCTAGACTTACCTACACCACTACCTGCTGTTACAGTTACAAGCTCACCTTTACGTAATCCATGAGTCTTTACGTTCATACATTCAAAAGGATATTTTGCTGTAACATACTCATCTTCTTTTTGTATATCATTCCAAATATCAGCACCAAGTATAATACCATCAGGTCTGTATGCTTTACTTGACCATATACAATCTGTTAATTCTTTTACTTTACCTGCAAGTACCATCTCGTTTGCATCTTTTAATGGTAACGTACATATCTTTGCTTTGTTAGGTGTAAGTAATTTAGCACATTCTATTGCACCCTTCTTACCCTGCTCGTCTTGGTCAAAACAAAAATACACAGAGTCAAATCCTTCAACCCACTCTAACTCTTTTTGTATATCTCTCTTTGCTCCTTGAGCTCCTGATTTTATACTGACAACAGGAAATTTATTCTGGTTGATAGCAGATATACTCATTGCATCTATCTCGCCTTCTGTAATAATCAACATCTTACCTTTGTCTCTCCACAAATGCTGACCAAACAAACCTGCTTCTCTTGCATCACCTAACCACTGAAATGTTTTATCAGGGTATCTAAGTTTTTGTGCAACAAGCTCTTTGTCTTTGTTGTAGTAGTTTGCTATTTGACATGGTCTACCAAACCATGCACCAGATTGATAATTAAATTTTTGAACTGTGTTGTAATTAATTTTACGTTTACTTAATTCCGTAATACTACCTTCAATAAATTCTTTACTGGTTTCTGTTGCTATTGGATTATTCAAATCGTTTCCTCTTGTTGTTGTATTGCATGAAAAACAATATGTATGTCCGTCAGAATAGACGGAGTTGGCATCACTAGAATTGCAGTTGTCGCAAGACGTATGATATAAAAATTCACTTTCAGTTTTTTGCATAAAATTTTTTGTCTAATTATTTAGGGGTGATAGTTTCCACTCTCGCTTCTCTACCACCCCAACAAACTATCTCAGCAACTCTGATACATCAAAGTGCGGAGATACGGAGTCTGCCACATCTCTGTGACCTACTATCTCAACCCCACTGTAATCCTGTTTCAACTTTTTAACGAGGTTTACCAAAGCGGTGTACTGTTTGAACGTGTAATTACAGTCAGGTTGTCCATCTGTAGTTTTTCCGCCTACTAAGCAGATACCTATGGAATTTTTATTAGACAATTTTAGAGAACCATCAGCAATATGTGCTCCTGCTATTTGTATGTCTCTACCATCTTGTATTGTCCCATCTCTTTTTATTATCTTATGAAACGCACAAGAAAACAAACCGTCTTTACGGTGTTGTGTGTCAATATCTTTAACATCAAAGTCTTCTTTAGGTGAAGACTCACTGCTATGTATTACTATGTATTTTGTTTCTGTTCTCAAATTGCTCATAACCACTCTATTGGAATATGTTTGTCAGCATACTTAAATCCGTATTTCTCACACCACATTCCGTAAGTTGTTTTACTTTTTTTACTAATTCTTTGTTTACTATTACTAAATATAAATCTTATGTCTAACTCAGGGTGTTGTTCTTTTATAAATCTCATCTTTTTTCTGTCTTGAGATGTGAACAAACCTTTTGTCTCTATAAAAAAATCTTTTTCTTTTAAATAAAAATCAGGTGTATATGTATGTACCTTCTCAGGCACAGTGTATTTTAATTTAATCTTTTCAAATTCGTATTTAACTTTGTTTAAGTCAAGCTCTTCTGATATTGCTATCTCCAAGCCTGACCTAAAACCATATTTAAGACCTACTTGATTAGAAGTCAGTTTGCGAGTTTGCCACTTCATTTTCAAATGTCTTGTCTTCTGGTGCAACGTAACCATCTTTCACCTCGTCAAAGCCGTAACCTTTTGAGTTACCTGCTCCACCCTCTACAAGTTTAGTTATCTGCACTGCCCTTAATCTAAGGCTTACTCCTGCACCTGCCATAGCTGTAAAATATGGTATCAACTCTGCTGATACTTTCATCTCACTGCCTGACCAGACATTAGCATCAACCATAGGTTTCCCTGCACTATCAAAGATAGCAACTTTATTTGGAATAACTTTACCATCTCTAGTTATGATTTTAGCTTTAGTCTTAAACTTGAAGATAAGATTTCCAGTAGGTTTACCTTCAATGATTTCCTCTTCGTATGGAAGATTTGCCATTTTAGGTTCTTTACCTTTAGTCTTCTCTTTAGCAAGAGTAACACTTTTCTTAATCTCATCATCAATCGCTTTGACAACTGATTGAGACTCTTTCGCATTGACTATAAGGTTGGTCTTATAATGACCATCTTGGTCAAATTGCGTATCAGGAGTTGTAAGCCATGCGTATTGTGAAATACCTATTGGCGTAACAATCCTTACATTGTTGTTTTTAGACATATTTTTAAGTCTCCTTTTTTATTGTCTACTATGGGTACTTTTCTTATGCAAAAAAGAACTCACTATTCCGCAATTCATTAATATCTAAGTCACCTTTTTGCGGAACTTCAGGCAACTTAGTCTTGTACTCTTCAGGAAGCTGTCTCAGTACATCATCTCTGAAATTGGCTAGTATGTCATTATCAGTGAACATCTGTATGAACGCTTCTCTTAGACTCTTATTCAATACTTCTACGTCTGCCGCAGTAGTACCAAACGAGTCATGCACGTTACAAAAGTTTTCAATACCATTCTCTAATGCAATGTTGACAGTTTCAATCATAGCCGCAGAGTCTACAGAGTGAACCAGATTAGGTGCAACTCCGTTAGACATTCTGAGTCTATCAGTTTTGTCATCTTCTACATTGATACGTGGTTTTATAACTTCACCCATAAGCATAGCCTTAACTCTTTTAGACTTCATCTCAGGGTATGACTGATACACTGGAAAACCGACTGGTGTAACCCAATGTATAGGCAACTGTAACTTAGATACAACACGTGCAATATCTTGTAAGAACTTCATACCAACTCTTGCTGATTTTAAGTTATCACCGATACTGTCCCATATTATACTTGCTAAATAAGATGCAGGTTTAAACATATCGTCAGTAAATGGGTGCATCTCACCTTTAT